GCCCCCCCCCCCCCCCCCCCGGAAGCTCGTTGAGCTTCCTGTAAACCGACAGAATCTCTGACATCCCCCGAAACCATCCGGGACAACACGGAATTCACCGGGACATAACGGGACAACCCTAGACTGCATGCGGGCAATGACGAGTAAGCGCGGGCGAGATCTGCCCCGTCTGACCCTGACACGAAAGCGCGGCGCTGCGACAAAACTGCTGCCAGCTCCCGCGCTTAATGGTCAGACGGGCTGGCGGCAGCCGACCCGTCTCTCGCCTGAAGGTCGATGTCAACAGCCATTGAAGCGGGTTTGAATGGTTATCAAAGAGGGATTCAAGGAAGCTTCCGGCTGCGGGGCGCATGGTCGTAGAGGGCGCAAAAGGCCGACAGGTAAGCGCGGAGAAGCGACAAAGGCTGACAGGTAAGCGCGGCGCTGAGACAGAAGTGCTGACAAGTAAGCGCGGTGAGGGTGCTATTACAAGTGAGTTTGCATGTCGGCGATATTACAACAGTCATTTCCTGCGCCCCCAGAACTCCGGGTCGGCGAGCATGGCCGTAGAAAAAGACCGCCCCAGAAGGTCCAGGACTCGGTCTGCGTCATGTCGTGATTGTTGCGCCAGTGTTCGCAGGTTGTCGAGGGCGGTCAGTACGATATGGTCGTTCTCGTCCCGTTCGGCACCAAAGAGAAGCCAAGCCGGACTAGCCCGTTCGTGCTTGCAGATGTGAGCCACAATGTCGGCAGGCGGGATACGTCCCTTCAGGTAATTTGCCAGTGTCCTCTGGGGGATTCCTAGCTCCTTGGCCCATTCGGTTGCGGACCTGCTGCCCATGACTGAACGCAAGCGGGCGGCCAGTCTTTTTCCGTAGGCAACCTGGTCTCGTTCGATTTTGATTGACACGGTCATTTGTGACTTGTATCTTTGGGCTGGTAGAGGGAATGGCCACGAGAAAGAGGCCCACAATGTCGATGCAGACCTCTTCAATCTCTGGTTCCCCCAAGAGGGGGCGCACACGGCCCATTCGTCTGCGCTCCCTCATTGTCATCTCAGATCTACCACAGCAAAGGCGGTGAGGCTATGGAAAAGAAGGAGTGGAGTTCAGACCTGCGCGACCAGTGGCGAAAGGAAGGGTGGATGGTTCGTAGACTCCTTAAGAAGGAAGGGTGGTCTCCGAAGCGGGTGGCCGAGTCTCTCGGCGTGGATCAGGCAAACGTGAATGCGGCCATTGCGCAGCGACACATCAATCCAAACCAGAAGGTACTGGACAAGCTGTCGTATATCATTGGTTCCGATGTGCGCAATATCCTTACGAGATACCGGGACAAAGAGGTGTGCTGTCCGTCCTGTGGTCATCGCTACTTCCTGACGCAGCCTCGTGGTCGGGCCAATGACCGATCCAGAGAGCGGTCATGAACCGCGGCCCAGACCTGTTTGAGTGGGCCGAGGCCCACAAACAGTCTACAGAAGCCGGGGTCGCCAGACCGGCCCTGGATGAACGCCTTTGCCGAGTTCTTGTGCAATCCATTGCAGCGTGTCCGCTGTCCCGGGAACAGATTGCCGATGAGGTGTCCAGGCTCTCCGGGGCGCGTGTGACCAGGTCGCAGATCGACGCCTGGACGGCGGAGTCGAAGCCGGGCCATCGGTTTCCGGCAACCCTCATTCCTGCCTTCGTCTCCGTGACTGGCTCCCTTGAGCTCCTGCAGCTCCTGGCTGCCGAGGCCGGAGTCTACGTTGTGAATTCCGAGACCGTGATGCGGGCCGAGATTACGCAGGCCATGGAACAGGAACGCAGACAGCGACAGCGTCGGCGGGTTCTTGAGCAGAAGCTACGGGGAGAGCTATGAGTAAGGATGGGACGACGGCAGTGACCGAGACTGTAACTACGAGAGACCTCTGTCAGACCTTTGGCCTGTGGAGGTCCACTGTCCTGGCGGGACTGAAGGGCGTTCGACCTGTGGGGTATCAGAATTGTCGCGGCGGAAGGATGTATGTGTGGCGGGTTGCGGACCTGCCTGAGCGGTGGAGGCGACACTACCAGGCTCGAAATAACTCAACTCCAGCGCGTCCAAACGACTCAATTCTTGCTGGCATATCCACGTTGATTCATCACCTCGCGATGTGGCTCCGGGGGGGGGCGGGCGATATCCTTAATGTGACCAAGAAACGTGATGAGGATTTGCGTCGGTGATCGAGACCGTAACCACTGGTGATATTCGGGCGGACTTTGGGTTGGCGAGATCGTCAATCTATGACGCCCTGAGGCATACGAGGCCAGTGAGTACGGTGAAGGGTGAGCTTGGTGGTCGACCGATGTATGTGTGGCTGGTGGCGGACCTACCTCAACGCTGGAGGGATCGCTACCAGATGCCGCAATATTCAAGACCAGAGCCATGCGAGCGCCCATCGGTTCGGCGGGAATCCGCCAGCGAATACATTGATTGGGAGCGCACACAGAAGGGAAATCGAGAGTCCCTGATGATGCAGTTCATCCAGGAAAAGAGCCTTGGTGTCAGCGTTCGGACGATGTGGCGGTGGTTGGGCGCAGAACGACCGGCCATGGCGAAGAAGAGACCGAGCACTGGCCGACGGAAGTTGGACTGGCCCGAAGAGGCGAAGGAGCTGCTCCAGGCGAAGTGGCTCTCCGTGAACAAGCCCACGATGAGATCCTGTATCAGTATCGTTCGTGCCGTGGCCAGGAAGGAGGAGTGGTGTCTGCCGTCCGACCGCACGATGGAGCGCTTCCTGAGCGGAATCGACCGCGCCGTACAAACGAAGTTCCGGAAAGGAACCAGGGCCTACACTGAGAAATGTCTCCCCTACGCCAAGCGAGACTGGGAGCGGCGAGAAGAAGGGACAGCCCTTGAGGTTGGCGAGCTGTGGGTGGGCGACCACAAGCAGATCGACGTGGCGGTATGTGACGTAGATGGCGAGCTCGGGAAGGCCGGAGACATCTTCTTTCCGTGGTGTACCGCCTGGATGGATGCTCGAAGCCGCAGGATCGTAGGCTGGCACCTGGATAAGACCCCGTCCGGCATTACCATCAAGGCGGCCTTTGCGGACGCCATCGAGCGGTGCGAAAACGTACCCGCCGAGGTGTATGTGGACAACGGCCGGGACTACTCCGGCCGGGAACTGTCTGGCCGTCAGCGGCGGTTCCGGGTGTCGGGATATAAAACGGACGAAGAGGTTGCCGGCCTGTTCGCCATGTTGGGCGTCAAGGCGACCTTTGCCATTCCACACTCCTCGTGGTCAAAGCATATTGAAAGAGCCTTCAAAGAGTTCGATGTGGACCATAGCCGACACCTGTCAGGATACCGGGGCAACTCACCGGAGAACCGGCCCGAGGGTGTCGACGAGGCCATCAAGGCCGGCAAGGTCCTGAGCCTGACCGACTACCGGGAGTCGCTGAAGACCTGGCTGGACAACGTCTATCACTCTAGGCCCCACGAGGGTCTCGGCGGTATGGCTATCATGCAGGTCTGGAACGAAGGGTTCAAGACGCCCAAGCGCATCGCCCGGGATGCTCTGGCCTGGGCCATGATGCCCGAGTACATCACGAAGGTGACCCGCAACGGCGTTCGGATCTACTACAACGACTACTGGTGCGAAGAGCTCGCCCCGTACCGCGGCCAGGAAGTGCGAGTGAAGTACTCCCCGCTGCCGGGCGGACTGGCCGAGGTTCATATCTTCCAGACCACGGCTCGCTGTAACTACATCGGACTTGCCATCAAGCGGAACGCCATCGGCGCCATGGACAAGGACGGCGCCCGGCAGATCGCCCGAGAGAAGGCCCTACGAAAGAGGGCGGACAAGATCAAGTTCGACCGGGTCCGGGACATGAAGAAGCGGACGGCACACATCGACGGGGCGACGGTGCGTGACATTGACCCCATCGCACCGGTGCGTCCGGAGGGGGTTCCTACGGTGTTGGTTCATACCCCATTCGACGGGATGGACGAAAAGGCTCAGCGCAAGCGCAAGCGAATGACGGGTGCAGACGAGATCGTCTCGTTTCCCATAGTGGCGGAATCACAGGACGACAAGGAGGGGCGGGCTCAATTCTTTGAGACCCTCCTGTCGACCGCAACCAAGAGAGGTGAGGCATGAGGATGAGGAATGGTCTGTTTCGGAAGGCTGTGCAAGTGGACGAGGAGGGCACCTACGTCGAGCACGACGGCCGCAAGCTGTATGCCAAGGAGCTGCCGCGCTGCGGGCTGTTCGTGAATCTCCTGGTGTCCTGCCGCAACAGTGTGGCGAAAGTGCTGCTGCTGGATGGCACCACCATCCCCATTGCCCTGCCCGCAACGGCAGGCATGTAGGAGGCAGTCATGGTAGAGCAGGTGAGGCAGAGACTGAAAGCGTACCTGATGGCCGGTGGGACCCAGACGGCGGTGGCGAGGGGCATTGACATGTCCATCTCGGCGATCTCGGGATTCACGGCGGGCTCGTACAAGGGAGACCAGGAAGGCCTGGCGGACAAGATCGGTGCCTGGCTGGACACCAACGACCAGCGTAGCGCCGTCCGGGTGGTGGGCGTGGTCAAGACGAAGATCTTTGATCAGCTCTATGGCTGCTGCCAGTACGCCCACGTCAACACCGACATCGCCCTCATCTATGGGGAGTCCGGCGTCGGAAAGACCGTGGCGGTGCGACAGTACGTCCAGGACAACCCGGGCAGCATCTATGTGCTGATGGATCCGTCCTCCGGGGATCCGAGGTCGTTCGTGGGTCGTCTGTATCGGACGGTCTGTAATTCGATCCTTCGCAACAACCAGGCGACCATTGAGGCCGTGGATGCGGTGGTGGATTCCCTGATGAATGCCGGGCGGCTGCTGGTTATCGATGAGGCGCAGCATATGTCGTTCAAGTCCATCGAGATTCTGCGCCGACTGCACGACGAGGCGCACCTGGGCATCGTGCTGGTGGGTCATACCAGTCTGTACGGCAAGCTGTATGGTGGCGGGAGCAGCATCTACGCCCAGACCTACTCGAGGATCGGCTTGCAGCGGTACGTGGCTGCGGTGCCCCCGAAGGAAGATGTTCGGGCACTGTACAGCGCAACCATCGGCGGGGATCCCGACGCGGACGTCACGAAGCAGCTCGTCACCATCGCCCAACAGCCGGGTGCCATGCGGACCGTGACAAAGGTCCTCCGTGCGGCCGGCCAGGTGGCCGCGGCACAGAGCCGTCCGATCCAGGCGCAGGACGTGCGGCATGCCGCCTCGTTCCTGTGTGGGGTGCAGTCATGAGTGCGCCACTGCTGGAAGGAGGACTCTCGTCGCGTCCGGGCTGGCTGTCGAGTGTCACCGACATCATCAACAAGACACAAACCAATCTGGAGCGTGCCAGCGCGATGCACTTCGTGGGAATCACGAGCTGGCGATGGATGCGACAGCCGACAGCCGCACAGGTCGAGGCGATCCGGATTGCGGCGGGCCTGGCGGAGTTGTCGGCCGGGCTGGCAGGGGTGCTCGTCCGGAAGATGTATCGACTGGACGCCAGTGCCGACGACGTCGCGTTTGTGAAACGGATGCAGCACCAGATGGAGCGCCTGGTCGAGACCGTGGGGGTGCAGTCATGAGCGACAAGGAAACGAAGGCCAAGGCGTATGAGGCCCAGGAGCTGGTGGCCGAGCGGATCGTGAAGGTGCTGAACGATGTGGCGATGGCGTCGGATGCGGCCGAGGAGCACATCCTGTTCCTGCATAAGGTCGACGTACTGCACACCAAGCCGCTGACGACGGCCGCCCTCGAGGCCCTGGCTCTGTGTGAACAGGTATTGATTGTGGCACAGAACATCTCGGCTCGGTTCCCCGAGCGGAGCGTGGGTGCGGTTGCGGCACTACACATCGCCCGCACCCACTTGGAAAACCTCAGTGTCGTGCTCGCGGAGATGCAAGCTCCCGTCACGACCCAAACAGCAGCGTAGGAGGCAGTCATGACAAAGGCAAGACAAAAGACGACCCCGCAGATCAGCGACTGGGAAGAGGCGGACAATGCCTGTTGGGAGATCCAGCAGGCCGTGTTGCACATCGAGGAGCGGGAGCGCCTGTTGACGACGGGAATCTCCGACCTGAAGTCGCAGACCAAGCGAGACCTGGAGGTCTTCCACAAGCTGGTGAAGCGCCGAGTGCGAGATCTGGAGGTCTTCGTCGTGAGCCGGAAGGACGAGATCAAGGGTCGCTCCCGCAAGCTGAACCACGGGGTCGTGGGATGGCGCCGGTCCACCAAGATCAAGCTCGATGACCCGGTCCCTGACGTGATCGAGCGGTGTGAGGCTGCCGACATACCGTGCGTCCGGGTGAAGAAGACCCTGGACAGGAAGGCGCTGGGAGCGCTGACAGACGAGCGGCTGGCCGAAGTGGGCGCCAAGCGGGACGTGTCCGACGTGTTCTTTGTCGAACCGAACCGGGAAGTGGTGGCGGACACGGCGGAATAGCCCCGAGTTCCGGCAGGCGGGCTGGGGCAGCGAGTTGCTGCTTCGGTCCGCCCGCACGGCAGAGGGCCACACCTCCCCTGTTGTGGCCCTCCGTTGTGCGACGGAGGATGTGATGGAACTGCGAAGAGGCGACAGCGGGTTGGTGATTGGGGATGTGCAACGACAGCTCTTTGCGTTGAGCTTGTACACCGGGAAGCCGGATGACGACTTCGGACCCTTGACCGAAAAGGCCGTGGTGGCGGCACAGCAGAAGGCTCGGTATCGAGCCAGCGGCATCCTGGACGGCAAGGTCACCGAGTGGATCAGTGCGCAGCTGCGACCCTGGGGGCTGGGCAGTGCGGATCGAGAGTTGCCGGTGCAGGAGCTGACCCGAGAAGTTAAGCTGTCCATCATGCAGGAGATCTCCCGGTTTGAGGGGAAGTTCTGGAGCTGTAATCTCGATGGCGAGTTCAAGGGCCTGTTTGACCGTCCGTCTCGGGACGCGAAGAACCGGCCGATCCCACCAAAGGACCGGACGACACGTCACAGCAGCAGTCGGTTCGGGGCCACACCAGGCCATATCGGCTTGTCTTGGGGGTTCATTCAGTTCACGCAGAACAGCGGCTCCCTGGGGCGGGTGCTGCAGCGATGCCACGATATCGCTCCGGGAGCGTTCCGGGCGACATTCGGGCCGCAGTGGTCGGAGCTCCTCGATGTCACCAACCGTAAGGGAGCGCCCGTTCCGGTCCCCGATTCGGAGTCCGTCACCGGAGTCGCCAGGCGAAGTCCGAGGGTGCGCCCGATTGAAGGAAAGGACCTCTGGGAGCAGCCCTGGGTGGCGCGGTTCATCGAGGCAGGTCACAACCCTGCGTTCCAGGCCGCACAGATTGAGATGGCCATGGAAGACTATCTCGAGCCTACCTTCGTGCGCATCTGTCTGCCGTGGGGCATCGAGAGCGCCAAGGGCATTGCGATCCTCACGGATCGGGCGGTGCACTCCGGCCGCACCGGGGCCGAGCGTGTTATCCGTCAGGCGTGCGCCGACATGCAGGGCTGGGATGAGCCGCTGTTGCTGGCTCGGATCTACTCTCAGAACACAGAGAGGCCCTGGCGACATCGCATGGAGAAGCTGTCCCGGTCGAAAGGGTTGACCTGGCAGAGATACAGGTAGGAGACAAGGAGGCAGTCATGGAACACAGACACATCTCTATCGTGCACGTTGCCAAGAAGCAGCTCGGCCTGGACGACGACGTGTACCGTGACATCCTGCAGGCCTTCGGCGGCACCGACTCCGCAAAGAACCTGTCTCACAGCGGGTTCCGGGCGGTGATGGAACGGTTCAAGGAGCTGGGCTTCGAGTCCCGCGTAGCACCATCGGCCGAGCTCGAGGGCGACATGATCACCCCGAAGCAGCAGCGCTACATCATGGCCCTGATGAGCCAGGTGGGATTCGATACAACCCAGCGCAAGGTGGGGTGGATTAAGAGGCAACTACAGGGCCGGGCCTGGCCACAGACCACCACCGAAGCAAACGCCATCATCGAGGCGCTGAAGAAGATGGTGCGGCGCGGGTACCTTGCCAAGGAGGGAGAATCATGAGCACCCCAGACAAGGCGTTGCTGCGCCCTGACGAGGTCGCCGGCGTGCTGAAGGTCAGCGTGCGATCGGTGTACTACCTGATCGAGCGTGGCCAGTTGGCCGGAATGAAGTTCGGCACGACGAAGGCGCTGCGGGTCCGGCGGGAAGATCTCGACCGGTTCCTGGCGAGCTGCTGGATCACGCGGCCCGACGAGGTGAGCCATGGAGAAGCCTGAGTGTCTGATGGCAAGAGAATTCAAATGTCCGTTGGCGATACAGCTACAGCTCTCGCGCCTGGCCGCAGCCGAGTTCGAGAAGAAGTATGCCGAGCTTGAGAAGTTACTTCTGGAAGCAGCCGAGATCATCCAGGGGTTTGTGGAAAAGGAGGAAGGGAGATCATGAATACGTCGAAGATCAAGTGGCCCTATCGACCGGGATTTGGAGTCATGGTCTCGCTGGGCAACTGGGCCGGGTTCACGATCGAGCCCGTCTGGCGTGCCGGCCTCATCCGGGTGGTTGCCGGGTTCATGTCGGTGACCGTAACGGCCAGCGATCTGGACTACAGCCTGGCGTGCTTCATTGATGGGTGGACCAAGTTCTTGGACTATGCCCGACTGTTTCACAAGAAGGGGAAGCGGACCAAACCGCAGGACGTCATGCAGAAGACCGGCCTGTCGCCGCACTCGCCAGGCGTGGGATTTCAGCTTCACATCGGAGCAAACCGGCCCTGTTTCGAGTTCATGCAGGGAGCGCTGGGCGGCATGCACATCGGCTTTGGCGTAGGCAGTCTCTGGTTGGCCTGGCACAACATGGACTACGCCAGGGCGAAGTTCATCCAGGGGTGGGCTCGTTGGAAGGATACGCCACGAAGGAAGATTCCATGAGCTTTCCGCAGGAATCCACCAGGCCCAAGCGGACCGACCACGGCACCCCCGACGATCTCTTCCAGGCGGTGAATGCGATCTTTCGGTTCGACCTGGATGCGGCCGCAAACGAGACGAACCACAAGGTCCGGCATTGGCTCGGTCCCGGGTCCTCCATGGGGCAGGATGCGCTGTCGTGTGACTGGCATCGCTACGGCCACAGGATCTGGTGCAACCCTCCGTACCGGCGAGGCCAGATGCGGCACTGGATGGGTAAAGCGGCCGATGCTGCCTGGGAAGGTGCAACCGTCGTGATGCTCGTATTTGCACGCGTGGACACCGCCTGGTGGAATAGCTTCGTGCACGGCATAGCCGACACCGTGATCTTCCTGAAGGGCCGCGTGCAGTTTGAGGGAGAGGACGCCGGAGCGATGGCCCCCTCGGCGCTGGTCATCTACGCGCCGATGGGGCTATTGGTGAACCAGACGAGATACGTGTCCGGAGCGGAACTCAAGGACGAGCCCCACGATCACCTCCAGACACGGAGGTCTGGTGCCATAATGGAAGGTGCGTGTTCGGAATTGCCCTAGGCGCAGTGGCCCTAGGTGGCCCCTACCGGCATCGGCTGAGAGATCATTGTGCCGCCATACCCAAGAAGGCGAGAACTGCCATCGTCGACCTTCTTCCGGACGGAGCTTGGGCGCTGACCTTCGCTGCGATGAAGCGTCATCTTGCATCGGACAAGGACTCTGGCAAGACACCCAAACAGCGTGTGCTCGACAATGCATGCAAATATCGTTGCAGCAAACTCGTGCTCAAGCTCCTTGATTGCGCTCCGTTGCTCGGAAGTCATGCTTCGCAAGTCCTCTTCTTGTCGACGCCGATGTTCGGCTGCGGCAGACCTGGAAGCCTTGGGGATGGTTGCGATTCCAAAGACCGAGATCCAGTACGGATTCCCGATGGAAAAGTGGGCCACGCCAAGTAGTGACGCGATACAGTAACGCGAGGTTGACATATCGAGGTCGAGAGATGTTCGCACGATCTTGTCTCGGTATGCCCACAGTTTGTATCGCATCATGCTTGTGTTTGCCTCGCGGATGAGCCATACGGGCCATACCATGGATAGCGCAAGCACAAGCCACGCTCCAATAGCAAGCATCAATTCTGTCATAGCCCCTCCTCCTTCTTGTCGGTGTTTCTCATGTTAGCCGCCAGGCGGTCATGGCGCCTCGCTTGATTAAGGGCGGTCTCTCAGTGCCGCCTTGCAGTCAAAAAGCTCCCGCTCCAGTATCTCATTAACCCCGCGCAGCCGAATCAATTCCTCTCGCTGCTTCGCACCCTTCTTTGATTGCATATAATTGCCCCCAAGTAAGCCGCCGCCACCGAAGGTGATGGCCAGGGTAAGGCCCATATTGATCTCGGTGACCTTGCCGGCAAGTGCCGGAGTGGCGTAAATTGCCACCATCGCAATCGACCCCAGGATGGTGATGCAGGTCCAGATGTGACGAGTGGTCTTCGGTTTCTCTGTCCACCGAACTGCCTCTTCTGTTGGTGTCTGGCTGGTACCTGTTGAGCGAGCGACCCGTCTCGTGCTCTTCATTGGCAAGCATCCTAAGTGTGTTTTGTTGTGATTGGCTGCGCCCCGTCCATGCGAGCGAAGATACTTGCTTTTTCTTCTCTCCGCAACAAGATTCTGTGCACCACGTGCACCACGTGCACTACGTGAATGAAACTCCCCTCCAAGTCTGCCCTACTAAAGCCTGCGAGGTGACTGCCTCACCGGCCTGAGGGGCATGCGGTTCCCGCCAGCTGCATGCCCCGCGGGACAATCCGCTGGGCAGACTGACAATTGACGAGGAGGAAACGAGATGGGGCAGAGTGCCGACAGCAAGAAATTCTGGCTGAGCAAGACCTTCTGGATGAACGTCCTGGCAATCATCTTCATCGTGGTGGCCTCTCTGACCGGATGGGAAGCTCCGGCCCCCGTGATGGTGACGGCTCTGGGCGTCATCAACATCCTTCTCCGCAGTATCACCAAGACGGAGATCTCCTGGACGAACGACATCGACCTGAGCTCGAAGTAGGAGCTGTCATGTTATGGCTCGTGCTCACCATCATCGTCCTGGCGCTCGCCTGCCTGCTCCTCTGGAGTTTGATGCAGTCCTTTCGCCGTAGGGCCATCGAGGCCGAGCAGACCATCAACCAGGTGAACGAGCTACGAGAGAAGGTGCAGTCCATCCAGGATCAGGCAAAGGAGAAGATCGATGCGGTTCGAGCCGATGCGCAGACAGCGATACTCCCGCCGAACACCCCTGCTGATGACGTTGCTGGTGCTCTGCTTGGCCGGTTCGGCCTGCGTGACGACGACGGCGCGGACATTCCCCGTGCCGTCTCGCCCCGCGTTTGTTCCGCCGACCCCGCCACAGCTGACACTGGTACAGACACGGCCCGACCCTGATTGGGGCTTGGTTGTGTGCGTCGAGGTAGAGGAGATGCGGCAGCTCTACAACTACATCGTGATCCTTGAATCCGAACTGGAGGCCCTGGAGGTCCAGTGCGATGCGCACTACCAGGTTCTTGAAGCCACTATCGACGCATGCCAGGGGGCGCAATGAGCTGGGGGCAGTACGTGGGATATGGCGTGACGGCCATCATGACGGTCCTTGGGGCCTTCATCTTGATGTATCTCCGGGAGTTGAAGGACAAGGCCCGGTCCGGAGAAGAGAAGGCTAAAGAGGTCGAGCAGAAGATGCAGGCGGAACTAAGGGATGTCCGGCAGGACGCCCATGAGTTCCGGGAGAAGGTGGCCGAGAAATACGTGACCCGAGATGATTTCGTCCGGATCGTATCCGGACTGGACGAGCGGTTGGAAACGGGTTTCAAGACCCTTTCAAGCCAGGTTGGAGATGTACGACAGGCCGTGGCGGCCATTGAGGCCAGAACGGAGGCAAGATGAGCCTGGAACGGATTCAAATGAAGCAGCGACGAGGGAAGATCCTGAAGGCCCTGGAGGTCGCCTATCCGCACGACCTCACGGCCGTCGTCATTCTGTCGTGCCTCCAGGAGCGTCACATTCAGGCGACCGGCACAACCGTCGAACGGGACCTGCACTACCTGGCCGACAAGGGGTATCTGACCTTGCTCGAAGTGGAAGACGAGGGAGAAAAGGTCCTGATGGCTCGCCTGTCACCCAAGGGCAAGGACCTGCTGGATGGTACGATTCCGGCCGACCCGGGCGTGGAGGTGTAATGGCCGTTCGCCGCAAGCACTACAAGGTGCAGGCACTGCCGGACGAGCTGACGTCGGTCGTGGACCGGATGATCTCGGACGGGGCGACCTATCGCGAGATCGCCGACATCCTGGAGGCTCACGGCCACCAGGTGGGCAAGAGCTCGGTGGCCCGGTACGGAAAGGACTTCCTGGGGCAGATCGAGAAGCTGAAGGTGGTAACCGGCCAGGTGAAGGCCATCCTGGCGGACACAGAGGGCCTCGATGTCAACGCCGAGGAGGCTGCGTCGCGGGTGGCTGTAGCGCGGATCGTGGAGTACATGATGACGGCCAGCGACCTGTCGACAGAGAAGTTCTCGTCGGTGGTGCATGCGCTCGCCAGGCTACAGACCGCAAACGTCAGCCGAGAGAAGATGAGGGTCATGTCAGATGGCGCTCGCCGAGCCGCCGCCGCTGCCCTGAAGGGTGAGCTGAGAGCGGAACTGAAAGAACACCCCGAGCTGCTGGCTCGGATGGTCGCAATGATCGAAAAGAAGCTGGAGTCCGATGAGTCTGGTCAGTGAACTGGTCGGCCCGACGGTTGACCAAAACAAAGGGTTCAAGCAGTTCCTGCTGTCCGAGATCGGCACAGACAGAGGACCCTACACGTTCCAGGACCGCATCAGCATCGAGAAGATGGTGGACATCATCGCTCCACTACTCGAGCGTCGAGTGCCGGACGCTGAGGTCGTGATTGTGAAGGGCGCCCAGACGGGCGTGTCGACACTGGCGGTGGGGCTCGGGGCCTTCGTGCCGGCGCAGCTCCAGCGCAATTTGGGTTACTATCTGCCCACACAGGAGTTCGCCGACCGGTTCGGTGCGACTCGGTTTTCGGCGGCCGTTCGTCGCAGTCCGCTGCTGTCCGACATGATGCGCAACGCCAAGGTGCGAGGCATCGACCAGAAGGGCCTGAAGCAATTCGGAGAGCACTACCTCTACACGCTCGGCCTGGAAAGTATCATCTCGGCCATCTCCATTCCTCTGGACGCCATGCTCTATGACGAGGTGGATATCATCCCGAAGGAGAACATGGAGTGGTCCGACGACCGTATTGCCGCATCGGACTGGCGATTCCGGATGTACTTCTGTGTGCCCATGTTCCCGGGTGCCGGCATTGACGGCCTCTATCGAGAAACCTCCCAGAGAAGGTGGTTTGTGCGCTGCGAGGCGTGCAACCGTTGGCAAGAGCTCGAAGAGAGCTTCCCTGCTAATGTGGTCCTCAAGGACGGCCACTATGTCATGGTGTGCGGCAGATGCGGCAGCGAGCTGGATCGTGGCTGCGGAGACTGGGTCGCGGCGCGGACGGACGCCCGCTCCGAAGGGTTCCGCTTGTCTCAGCTCGCTGTCCCCGCCGTGTCCATGGACTACATCATGCGCCGGTGGGAAAAGGCCAAGGACAGCAAGTCGAAGCTGGCGAAGTTCCGGTGCTCTGCGCTGGCCATTCCTGATGCCGGCGACATGCAGCCCATCACAGACGAAGTGCTTCGCAGCGCTTCTGGTGACTATGATATCGAGTTCGGTTCGATGAACGGTCCGAGGTTTGCCGGAGTAGATACTGGAGACGAAGTACACTTCGCCTGTCACGAGCTCCTGCCCGACGGCCGCAAGCGGTTCATCTACTTTGAAGAGATGGACTCGGATACGTGCGTCGAGCGCATCAATCGGCTCTGGGGGCTCCTGAAGCTTTCCGGCCTGGTGTGTGACAGCAAGCCGCAGCGGTCCGTGGCGAGAGGGATTGCGGACGCTCATCCGGGCATGGTGTGGCTGCAGGACTTCGCCGATGGCGAGCTGCGGGAGAAGGCAAGTGAACACCACGGCCGAGAGTATGTGCGAGTCCTGGTAGACCGAGAAGAATCCCTGGACGACCTGGCCGACCTGTTTCTTGCCGAGCCTTCTCGCATCCTGCTTCCGGGGCTGCACTCAGAGAGTAAGCCGGTGCTGGCAGCGGTGCACAGCCACCTGAAGGCTCTGCAGAAGGAGCGCATCCAGGACGCCAAGGGTAACACCGTCAACAAGTATAAGCGCGCCGTGGCCAACCACTTTGCCATGGCCATGAACTCCTCTATCACGTGCGAGCACCTGGCCCTGGGCCGTCGACGCGACGACGGGCCGGTGGAATATCAGAGCGTCTCTCAGCGGCGATTCGCTTCCAGAGGGGGGTTCTAATGGGCGTTCGGCAGTGGTTCAAAGACCGGTTCGGCCGTGACGAGGACGCAAGGCCCGCAAAGCCAGACGACCGGGTCTACGGTGCTGAGGCCATCCGGAATGACCTCTCGGCCCACGTCAGTGCAGGGCTCACCCCGCAGAAGCTGGCAGCCATCTTCAAGGAAGCAGACGAAGGAAACGTGGTTCGCCAGGCCGAACTGTTCGAGGAGATGGAGGAGAAGGACACTCATTTGAGCAGCATCCTCGGCACGCGCAAGCAAGCCGTGCTGTCGGAGGGCTGGACGCTGGATGCGGCATCGCAGGATCCCAAGGATGTGAAGATCGCCGAGCAGGTCGGTGAGTGGCTCGGCCAGTGCGAGAACATGGGCGAGATTCTGTCTGACCTGCTGGATGCTATCGCCAAGGGATTCTCGGTGGTCGAGCTGCACTGGACCATCCAAGACAACAAGGCCCTGGTGCGACGAGGGGAATGGCTGCACCAGAAGTACTTCCAGTTCAACCAGGACCGACACCTCTTGCTGACAGATCCCGAAGGCAAGGGCCAGCAGCTCGTGCCGGCGAAGTTTGCGATTCATCGCTACCAGGCGAAGTCCGGACATCCGGCCCGGGGTGGCCTGAGTCGAGTCTGTGGGTGGTCGTACCTGTTCAAGAACTACTCCCTGAAGGACTGGGTCGTATTTGCCGAGGTCTTCGGGATGCCGCTGCGCCTCGGGAAGTACGACCCGGCGGCAAGCAAGGAAGACAAGGAAGCCCTGAAGGTGGCCGTCCAGATGCTGGGGTCGGATGCGGCCGGAGTCATCTCGAAGAGCACCGAGATTGACTTCGTACAACACAAAGGCACAGGCGGAGCGGACATCTATCAGAAGCTGCACGACACCATGTGTCGGGAGCAGTCGAAGGCCATCCTCGGTCAGACGCTGACCACGGACACGTCTGGAGCGACCGGCACCTACAGTGCAGCGAAAGTGCACAACCAGGTGCGCCAGGATCTGCAGCGGGCCGATGCTGCAGCGCTCGCCGATACGGTCCGCCGAGATATCCTGATGCCGCTGGTCGGATTCAATCTTGGGTGGGACCAGGTGGACCGCACGCCGAGGTTTGTGGTGCTCCTCGATGAGGACGAGAACCTCGAGGCTGAGGCAAAGATCCTCGGGCGCCTGGTAAAGGAAGTGGGGGTGCGTGCTCCGCAGACATGGGTGCACGAGCGGTTCCGGATCCCACAGCCCAAGGACGGAGAAGCAGTCTACGGTCCAGCCGCACAGGGAGCGGTGGCGATGTCTCGACAGTTGTTCGCTGCGGCAGGGTCCTCTGATCTGTTGCGGTCGTGCGAGGAGATGAATCTGGCCAGTGCGACCCCCGAGGCTGTGGCCATCATGGAGTCGGCGGTCCGACTAATTGAGCAATCGACCAGCTACGAGGAAGCATTCCAGGCGCTGGCGACGATGTATGCCAACACCAAGCCGGAGCTGATCGAGGAGTACCTCGGTCGCGCCGAGCTGGCGGCGCAGTGCTACGGGCGATGGAGGGTTCATAGTGGCGATTGAGGTCACAGCCATGGACCTCCCTATGGAGGAAGCTGTCAAGTACTGGCAGGGCCGGATCCCGATGTCCGAGGGGGAGTTTGACTCTCTCTCCGATATGGCCCGCACAAAGGCATTCTTCATGGCCGGACTGGCGCACGAGTCTATGATCCGAGAGGTCTACGAGAAGATGGGGAAGGCCCTCACCGAGGGCAAGTCGTTCCAGGCGTTCAAAAAGGACATGGCCGACATCGCAGACAAATCGGGCTGGGGATCCAAGGAGCGCAACTACCGCCTGCGCACTGCCTTCAATACCAACATCCTTCAGGCGTACTCGGTCGGCCGGTATGCGCAGATGACCAATGACATGGTACGGGCCGCTCGTCCCTATTGGCAGTACGATGCCGTAGATGACGGCCGCACCCGACCCGCCCATCGGGCGCTGGACCAGAAGGTGTATCGGTCCGATGATGCCGTCTGGGATACCATCTATCCGCCGAACGGATTCAACTGTCGGTGCCTGGTGCGGGCGTTGTCAGACTCTGACGTCGCCAGGCGGGGGCTCACCGTCGAATCTGGCAGCGGCGTCGTGGGGTCCATCGGGGAGGTAGATGGTCGACCTGTCGCCATTGTCCCAGATCCGGGCTGGGCTCACAACCCCGGGAAGGTACAGTGGGGAGATCCACTAGAGAGGAAGCTCATTCGGGAGATGTCCGACTTTCGCACAGAAAGCATGACCAGGGCAACTGACGGTCTTGCGACACTGCCGGACCCAGTCGAGACGATGTTACAGCCCAGCGGGGACGTAAAGTCAGAATGGGACCGCGTTATGCAGTCTCTGGGCGGTGGTATCGTTGTTGATCCAATGGGGCGTCCGGTGCGGTTGTCGCAGGGTCTGTATGACTACGTGTTCGGCGACAGGAAGGCACAACAGGGACGCCCGCTCGATCCTGGTCGTCATCGATTTGTTCGCGGAATTGTTCCCTGTATCGAGCGCCCGGACGAAATCCGGATGAGCGCCGAAATGTACACGGACGGGCGTGTTGTGCTACGCAAGTCTTACATCAAGAGATTCAAGGATGGAGACGCTGGAGGTGTGAAGAATGTCCTTTTTGTTGCCGAAGCGCAGAGCGGCCAGTGGGTTGGATACAATCATATGCCAATCAAGAAGGCTGCATCAGTGCGGCGGCGAGGCGTGTTGCTCTATACGGCGAGGTAATCCGAAACGCCCCCCGGCGACGTCCGGAACGGATAGCAGGAATTGCCGAGGACACCTACCACCCTCGGCTATAGATTGAGGTGGACGAATGAAGAAGTCAAGAGACTTGTTGTTTCTGTCCATGGAGATTGCGGACGGAGACGTTCCGTCGTCCATCCAGATTCTTCCGTTTGGCACCGTGACTCCAGCCGACGGCCGCCCGGCGTTCAATGTCACCACGGAGGCGATGTCGGTCATCCTGGATGGGTGGGCTCGGCGAAAGGTGGACGTGGTGGTGGACTACGACCACGCATCGGCAGCACCCATCTACGGCATGACCAATCGGGCGGCCGGGTGGGTGAATGGACTTGAAGCGAGAGAGGATGGCCTGTGGGCTCTGGTGTCCTGGACGCCCCGTGCGGCTCAGTCCATCCGAGACAAGGAATATCGATATCTGTCGCCCGCGCTGATGATGCGCCGGGTGGCAGGGAGACCGGAGCCCGTTGCGTTACACAGCGTGGCATTAACCAACACCCCGGCCATTCAGGATCTGCGTCCTGTGTCGTTCGGGGCCGAACCGCAGGAGGGAGAAGAGATGGATTTGATGCAGGAACTGAAGGCGCTCCTCAAGACCGAGGACGAGGCTGAAGTGCGCAGGGTGGTCCTGTCGGCCATCGCATCGCAGAGCAAGCCGAATCCGGAGATCGTGCAGTTGCTGGGCTTGTCGGCCGATGCCGACGTGACGGCGGCGACCCGCAAGATCCGGGAGATGCAGAACACGGGCGGCCACGTGAGCCTGCCCGAGTTCATGGCCCTGAAGGAGAAGCTGGAGCGCAGGGAAGCGGAAGACATGGTGCAGGTGGCACTGTCCTCCGGCAAGGTCTCGCCGGCCCAGCGCGAGTGGGCACTGAAGTATGCCACGGACGATCCCCAGGGATTCTCGTCGTACCTGGCCACGCAGCCGCCGGTGGTGCCGCTGAGTGCGTCGGGAGCTGGCGGGTCCGGGGGTGACACCAGTGTCACCAATGAACAACGGCAGGTCAACGCGATGCTCGGCATCGAGGAGGTGGCTTCATGAGCCTGACGAGGGACAGAGATTCGGAACGAAGAGATGGGATGGTGGTGGATGTCCCGCTCAAAGCGGGGGCGCACGTCTTCGCTGGCGGGATCGTTTGCCGGAATGCCGGATATGGCGTGCCGGGCGCCGACACGGCCGGCCTGGTGTTTGCTGGCATTGCCACCAAGGAAGTGGACAACTCCGATGGACAGAACGGAACGCTGTATGTGGTGGCCGCTCGCAAGGGCGCGTTCCTGCTGAAGCACAGCGGCCTGTCCATTGCCAACGAGGGGGCTCCGGTCTTCGCATCGGACGACGAGACCGTGGTGGCCAGCTCGACCAACGGGGTGTGTGTCGGTCGGATGATGAAGTACGTCTCGGCCTCGGAGTGTTGGGTGGACGTCGGCCAGTCGGACTACGAAGTGCCGACGGTGCTCCATGCCGTCGCCACCAGTGGGGACTACGACGACCTGGACAACACGCCGGTGATTCCGGTGCTTCCCGAGCTCCATGCCGTCGCCACCAGTGGGGACTACGACGACCTGGACAACACGCCGGTGATTCCGGTGCTTCCCGAGCTCCATGCCGTCGCCACCAGTGGGGACTACGACGACCTGGACAACACGCCGGTGATTCCGGTGCTTCCCGAGCTCCATGCCGTCGCCACCAGTGGGGACTACGACGACCTGGACAACACGCCGGTG